GACAAAGCTTGCAGTATCCTTATAAAAGGTATCTGCATGTCCTCTGTTGTAAAGTTCTCAAGTCCTGCTCCTGCCTCTTCCTCTAACAAAGATGAAAGATCAGGAACTGCTACATCTGTAGCTTTCTTTGACGCAACTGCACTTTTCATTATTTTGCTCCCCTTATTTTTGCACGGTTACCAACATAAACACCAAACAGATCAAAGTCTATCGTATCGCCTTTTTCTATTCGGTTCTTCGCCCAAGTCCTCAATGTCATTGGGTGGATATGTGTCTTTTGTGCAGGTTCTAATCCCTTGTTGCGTAAATCATCAACCACGGATCCTGCTATATTATCTTGACCCATACCAAATCCGACAACAACTTCGTTCTTAATAATATCGCCTTCGCCAATAGAACGAATAAAGCTAAATGCTTCTTCCCTTCTATCGTCAGGAATCCTAGCCGATACATATTTATCTATGGAAACTTTGTTGCCATCAACAGTTAAACTTTCAACACCGAGTTGATCCATTAATGATGGAATATCTTCCTCATCAACAGTTCTTTTTCTTTGTTGTAAGTCTTTTAGATGTTTTTCAGCAAGCTCGACCTCTTTACCAAGATCGATTGATTGCCTAATTAATGAAGAGAGTTTTGAAGTCTCTCCTTCGCTAACTTTATTAAATGCTTGAGGGTCAGCCGCCTCTTCTTCGAATAGTGAAAACACATCACTCATCGTTCTCTCCTTCTACGTTAAAGTTTATACCCTTCGGTATTGGAACTGAAGTTTAAGCTTCAGCTTTCTCTTTGTCAATAGAATACTTTCGATCCATCTTCTTAGAAAGATACTCTTGTTTTGCAAGAAAAGATATCTCGCCACCTATTGACCTCTCACTGTCTTCCGACAGTTCCTTTAGCCTACTCCATGTTTTCTTGGATACGGCTACTGATTTCCATTTATCTGGATCCATTTTAAATTCCTACTCTATTTAGTGAAACACTTTGGAAGTGAGGCTTCGCAAGAAAGGATTTTTAACACCACCTCACTCCCTCCATGTTCAACATTATTACGGCAAGAATAACGAAAACTTGCCGCGGAGTTTTGAAGATGTACCACTGCAAAATACATCTTCAAATCCTATTTTAACCCATAAAATTCCATAATGTCAAATAATATCTTATTTATTTTTTGGGTGAAACTTTTAACCATTTTCTAGCCTCCTCTCCTAATGTCTTTCCTGCCAATGTAATTTTTGATTGTAAAACTTTTACTATGTGAATATCGATACTATCAGGAACAACTAAGTCAACGTACAATACATTGTTCTTTTGTCCGATCCTATGGCATCTGTCCTCTGATTGTATTCTAGTTTCAAGATTAAAATCATTTGAATAATAAATTACATTTGTGGCTGCGGTAAGTGTCAAACCTCGTCCTGCCGTTTGAGCATTACCAACAAAGAACTTTGTACCCTCATCATTCTGAAATCTATCTATAGCTTTGTCTCTGTCTTCTTGTGAGGTGTCGCCATAATATGTGACCACGGTTCCCGATCCATAGTCTTTCTCCAAAGCTTTTCTAATCTTCTTGATATCATGACGAAACCTAGACCATATGATAACTTTGCCATCCATCTCTTCTATCGTATCAAGCATGGCATCTATTCTGTGGTTTGCTATCTCAACAGTTTCTCCATCATCTGTTACAAGATATCCACATAAAAGTTGTTGTAATCTAAGTAACCGAGTCATGACCTCGGGTGCAGTAACCATGTCGCCACCATCGAGAAGAGCCACGGCACTGTCTTTCATACTGTTGTAATGTTTGATTTGATCTGATGTTAAATTAACTTCTCTTGTTGTGTATATCTTCTCGGGTAGATCCAAAGCTTGCTCCTTTGTTACTCTGTATGAAAATCTATGTAGTTTGTCTGTTAATTCAGATAAGTTTCTGAAACCAACTATCTGTTGAAAACTGTGATTGCCTATCCTGGTTTGTCTGATTATGGCATACCGACCTTGAAAAGACCAATAGCTATCAAACCCTAACAGATCTTTGTCCAAGAAATAACACTGTGAATATAAATCCATAGGAGATTGTGTAATAGGAGAACCTGTCAGTATTCTTTTGTATTTAGCTGATTGTCCTAGTTTTAAGATTTCTTTTGTTCTTTTGGCTTTGATGTTTTTTATTGTTGTAGATTCATCAACTGCCAATAGAAAATTACTTCGATGTATGAATGCTTGTAAATATTTTTTAACTTTTGCCGTGGCAAAGGCTTCAACATTAACTAGTAGTATTCTTAATTTATCTCTAGTTCTAACACCTTCTTCCAATACAATCTTTTCGCTTTTATTTGCTCCTGACTTCCATACATATACATTGTTTGGCACATCGTCAGGCAAGTGTGTTGGAATCTCCGAGTTCTTCCAATTCATATACACACCTTTCGGTGCAATAATTATGGCAGTATCTATGTGTTTGTTTTCGTATAACCAGGTCATGTTATCAATTAAAACTTTTGATTTACCACAACCCATCTCCATAAAATAAGCATAATTATCTCTAGCAAAACTTTTAAACAAAGCCTCTTCTTGATGCTTGTATGGTTTTGTTTTGTATTTAAATGGCATTATTCGTCCTCCTCAAAACCATGCAGAAGTGTAATCTTTGCAGATTCAAGATGCCAAAGAATTTCGGCAGGATCTTTTATTGTTGTAATCATCTGAAGTAAACTATCATTCTTGTGCGTTCCAAGAATAATAATTTTTTCAAATTGATCCGCAGCCAACTCACATACTTTAGGAACAGGCTTTTCTGTTCTCTTCATTCTATGTGGAAATGGTATAATATTATTCATTCTTATCTTTCTCCGTTTTAATTGTATCTACGTCTCCTTTGTACTTCATCTCTGTGTATTTAGACGCAAGTCTCCTAGATTCTTTTGCCTCTTTATCCATGCCAACAGATGAGTACATCACTGCATCGTCTTCAAGCTTTTTTATGATTCTGTCTATGAGTCGCATAATCTTTTTCCTCAACTATATTGTAATCACAATCAATAAACTTATAGCCAAGATTATTCCACAATCTTCTTTCTTCTTTTTTCAAGGCTCTATCTATCGCTTGTTTTTCTGTTGTTGCTTCAATTTTTATAACTCTTCTTACATTCGTAAAGATTTCTATGTAGTACGAGTCTGCATTTTTATAATTGATAAACTCTGTATCGTATTTTTTTCTAGTTGCTTGTTTTAACATTTTAATTGTGCTTGGTTTCATTTTACTCCCCCCTAGCTTTTTGTAAGTTGTAATCGTTAATCTTAGTGCCTAAGTTCTTATTACCTGCTTCACACTGATCAATCCAAACTTTTTTTGTAATATTACCTTTGGCATCACGATACCTTCTCCAATGTCCTCTTCTCATGTGCCACCTTTTAGGTGTGCCATGTCCTGTAAATTCTCTTTCATAAAAAATCTTACCTCTAGGCTTTGGTAAATCAATCTCAAGCAAAGAATATTCGTTTGCTGGAACTCTTCTACCAAAAGCAATGTGTTTTACTTTTGTTGAATCTGGTTTTTTCTTTTCAGTAATAATGTGTTCGTAGTTAAGAATAGCTAATGTAGAGACTAAGAATCTTACATCACCTGTATAAATTTTCATACAAGTTGAAGTAAGTTCAGTCATTTCTTGTGCAGTCCAACCGAGTTTAAATTTCTCTTGTGGAATCATCCAGTGCATAGCAGATCCTTGTGCTAAAGTAACTCTACAACACAATTCAGTAAAATATGGATCAAAGAATTTAGATGTGCTTTCTTCTGTTTTAAAATAAGTTTTTAATTTTTTACGATAATATTTATTTTGAGATATAATCGGTGTTTTGTCTCTGTGTGTGCTTGAACGTACTAACCTTCTAAATCTTTCTCCATAACTTTGTATTATATGATAATGATTCCCCCAAAGTATACTTCCTGTTGAATACATTGCTATCCTAAGATTTTCTTCAGAAAGACCATTTAATTCTACAGGCATCCACTTTTTTTCTTTGTGATAGCCTTCGTAATATTTTTGCCAATTGTAAACAGCATCGTGACTAATCGAGATTGATTTAGGTGTACAAGTAAATCTTTGTTCATCATCTTTATCTTTCCACCAAAGTTCATACAACCAATTATCGTTGACTTGATGAATATGATAACCCGTTCTAGCTTTAAATGGTTTCTCTGTATTGTCATAATTGAAATAATTATCCTTATTAACTGTTGGTGCAGAGGCTAGTTTTTTGTTGTAATTTTTTGCTAAATATTTAATAACGGCTTTTTGTAAATATTCATCGTCCCACTCAATAAACATATTTTGAAACGGGGGAATACCCGTTTTTATTTGACCAACCATAGCCTCGGGTGTTGAAAAAGACATGGCAACAATGTGATCAATTAAATTATTTGAGATGATAAATTTCTGCGAGGATGCAAGATCTGATTGAACAGATCTAGCCATTGCTTTGGCATATTTTCCGTTTTGATAACCATAAATACCTCTTGATGGATTTGATAACGCAGAAACAATCTCACTCGCCATCATCGGTTTATCTGTATTCATAATAATTTTCCTTTCTTATCGTATGTAAAGTGGTGGATTTTCGTAGATTTTACCCAGTTATAATTACGGCATCCTGCATTTCCCTTGTTAGATATGGATAATTAGGGGGAAACTATATAAAACCCCTTTAGTGGGCATATTCTAACAAGACATCTACGACATTGAAGACACGATATTCCACCATCGCACTCAAAGGAGGTGATGCCTACCACAAACTTTTTTCTATTGCATTCGCTATTATCATGGCATTTTGAGGAACAATGGCATTACCTAATCCTTTAATTCTGTCCACCCTTTTGGGTAACCCATCAACCACTCTGTCCACACTGGGTTCAACTTTCCAGATGGTTTGTGGGGGTCTTTCACTTTGGCACACAGATATGACCGATTGTCCATGTGGATCTGACTCTTGCTCCCAACTGCTCCACAATCTTTGTACTCGCTCGCTCGGGGTGTCGGAAAGGTTTCCATGTGATTCACGGCATCCCTCAACTTTACTCCCCACCGAACTCCGTCCTTGTTCTTCCTCGAGAATCTTCCGTTGTTGATCTCCACATTGCTCGCCATTCCCCCCTCTACGTCCGAGGCTCTCGGAGTCGGATACAGTTTTATCGTGTTTGGATCTACTTGCTCCCTTAGATTGCTTGGTCGCTTTCTTCCCTTTCTGTGTCCGTTCTGTAGTTTCTTCGTTGCCTCCTCCGATCTCGGTGGTAGATGATCCATCGTGTTCGGTGTCGCCCATGTATTTCCCAACGATCCAAACTCTGTCCCTTTTGTGCAATGCTCCGATTGCACTAGACGGAAACACAAACGTCCTCGTTGCGTAACCAATGCTTTCCATTTGAAAGAGAACCTCGTCAAGTCCCATTGAGAAGTGTCCATAAACATTTTCGTAAACTGTCCAAGAGGGTCTGACTTGTTCAACAATTCTTTGGATGTACGGATAGATGTGACGAGGGTCTTCTTCGCCTCCCCTACGACCTGCAACACTAAATGGTTGGCATGGATATCCACTTGTGAGGATGAATGGTCTTCTTCGAATAAATCTTTTTGGGTCATTTGCTACCTCCTTAACGTCATTTGCTATTGGTACTTTCGGAAAATTCTTGGCTATTACTTTTCTACACCACTCTTCATTATCACAGAAAAGTTTGGGAGTAGTATTTAAACTACTCCACGAGAAACCTAAAGCAAAGCCACCGATCCCCGAACAAAGGTCAATGTGATCTCGGTTCATTTAGTCCCCCATTCTTCTGTTGTAAAGTCCTGACGTAGGTTTTCTTACCACTCTACCTATGTCTTTATCTTTGTCAGCATCAGGGTGGTCTTCAAATCTCTCATCCATCCCCAACTCTTGTGGAGTTTTTTTGGCATTTGCTCTTTGAAGATCTCTTTGAAGATCGACTATAGAGTTTCTATATCTATAGCCTTTTGATCTGCCTCTGATTTTACTGTAGCTTGTTGTCATAGTTCTGCCTCAAAGCTACAATATCCATCTTCCTCGATACAGTTATCTATTTTTTTACCTAAATCATATCGTGCATACCATTCTAGGTAATACTTAACACTCCATTCAGTATGCCTATGAGGGTGTTCTTTTTTATCTAAGAACTTAATTATCATGTTATCATTATAGCCGTCTTTTCCATCAGTTTCAAAAAACTCATCTAAAAGTTTTTTGTACTTGCCTAATGTGTTTTCACAGTTCTCAAGTCCCTCCTTAACTTTGGGTTGATCTTCTTTTCCAAACCCATAACTAAGATGAGTTGCCTCGCCCTCTACTCCAAAGAACTCAGCATCAGTGCTTGATTGAACTCCAAACCAAAACTTGCCCTCAATATCTCCGTGATAATATCTACCCATTATACTTTACCTCCGTGTATTATTGCCATTTTCATATCTGTTATTCTCTGTGGTAGAACAACATTCTTGTTACATGAATCACAACATCTGCCGTCTGCTATCGGTTGGGCATTGTGTCCCTGATCCCAATACATGATACCATCATCAGTATATTGCTCTTCAATTTCGTTTTTACAGATTATACATTCCATCTAATCCTCCTTGATTATTTTATCACTATATTTAGAGAACCACATATAGTCATACAGTTCTCTATTTTTTTCATCACAGTTGTAACAAAAATAAAAGTCTTCGATTGTATTAACCATGTCGCTCGGATCATGGAGTTCTCCACAACTCTCACAAGCATTCATAATGGAGTTACCTCATCATCAATGTTGTCATTATCTCTTCGACATTGTTTGTGGCTATCCCAACAATCTTGAATTGAAAATCGATCTTTATCGTATGACTTATCAATGAAATCCATCAAGTCCCCAAAATCTCCAATAACTCCACCCTCTCCATAAGTGTGGTCATAGTAAAAATATAGAGTTTCCATTATTTAGTCCTCCTTTTTTCTTCTAATTTTTTCTCTGCTTTTTTTATTGCAATCATAGTTTCTCTATATTCATCTTCAATAACTTTTCTTCTCTTAGCCTCTTTGTACCAATCCCCCAAAGGAGAGTGGTCATTAAGTTCATGCAATATCAAGTTCCAAGCCTTTGATATTTTATTTTGTGTAAGCTCATCTTTCTCATAAAATTCATCAATAGATCTGATTAATTCATGTTGAATTGTACCTATTGCTTTATCCATAATTTTTTGCATTTAATCCCCCTTTACTAAAAACCTAGACATAATGTCTTCCATTGCATCTGTTAACATTTCAAATTCCTCTTGATATTCCTTGAGAATATTTCCATCTTCATCATAACGATTATCAAGACTTCCATAATCAAAACAAGAACTAGCAAGTTCAGAATACATCTCAACCCACATGGGTGTTGATATTGTTACTTTTTCCATTATTTTTTTGTCCTCCTTTTATATTCATGATCTTCGGCACGATTCCAAACTTCACTAAATCGTTTGAGCCATTTCATCTGATCGTTGGAAACTTTTTTCTTACCATACGAACCATCAAATATTAAATCATCTGCACTAGGTAGTGGGGAAATGCCATTGGCATGACCCCATGTGTTGTAGATCTCAACTAACTTATCTATCCTATTCATTATGCACATTCCTTAAATAATTTAAGGGCATCATCAAAAGGTAGAAAGTTTAAACACTTGTCGTTTGGGTGGTTCTTCTCAAAGAAATGTTTGAATGCCGTGTCTGTATCATTGGCTCTTTTTTTGTATCCCATGAGTTGACCATTTTCTACGAAAAGATATTGCTTTTTCAAATCTCTCTTTAATGTTTTGGTATCAAGCCATTTGTATAATTCATTATGACAATGATGCTCCAAATCAATATCATAGGTACAAGTTTCTTCTTTGCCATCTGCCATGAACTTGAAACTTTCTTGACCAAAAGTTTTGACGCACCATTCATTTGCCATTTTTAAAATATTTTTGTCAGGAAAAATATCATACATCTCAGGATAAACGTCTTGGTAATCCATGCCACCTCGACCCTCGTTTTTTATCTCAATGGCTTTCTTACCATTGATGTATACTGTTGCATTATAACAAGGTGTTTCTTCTGAACCTCTCGCATAGTGCGATAAGTTCTTAACTTCTAAAGTTTTAATTTCCACTTTCACTCTCCTTTTTAGTTATTGTGTATTCATGTATTTCTAAATATTCTTTAAACATATCTAACAAAGCAAGTCTGTTAGTGCGACTAGGATATCCATGACCATTTGGATCTCCAAATAATAATGTCCCTTTTATGTCTTTGCCTAACTCAATTAATCTATCTAGTTCTTTGTCATTTAAAACATTACTCATGTTGATTCTCCGTAATATTTATCTATCAAGTACCAAATTCTGTTTCTGAAAGCATGATAATTGTTTCTTTCTTCATCATCATTCCAATCAATCTTGTAACCAACATCTTCCAATAAACTAGGAAGATTTTTATCTAATTTTATGAACTGATTGTCATCCATCATTTTCCTCCAATCTTTCATTGTGGTTCTCCATGTTCTCTTTTAGTTCATTCAAAAAATCTTCAAGTTCTTCACATTGATCTAAAGCATCATTTCCACATAGAATTATGATCTCTTCCAATCTTCCTACTACATAGTCAACGTCTACTCGTAACTTGGTCTTTGGTTCAAGGTACATGGACTTTAGTTTGTTATTTAATTCTTCTATCATAATATCTCCATTTTAAAATTAATACTGCGTATAAGAATTCTACCATAGAATCCCATATATGGTCAACTAAAAAGATTTATACATAGTGTTCTCCTCATATTTTTTTAAAATTATTTTTTTTTGAAAAATAGGTGTAGAAAGTGTAGAAAGTGTAGAAAGGGGGTTCAAACCCTTATCAGCTATAGGGGTAGTGGTTACACTTTGGTTACAGTTTCTACGCTTGTAGTATGTCATAAATGAAATCAGGACATTTTTTTCTGTTTTTATATTGAAAAAATATGGTGAAAACCCTATAGTTTTTTTGTTATGCCAAAAGAAAAGTTTCTTACTAATAGACAAAAAGAGTTCTGCAAACTTATTTGCGAGGGTATTTATAGCAATGGCGAGTGTGCTAGGCGAGCAGGATATTCTCATTCTCAAGCACATAAAACTGCTAGTCTGCTTTTGAATGGTAAAGATTTTCCACTTGTAACTGAACATTTAAAAGAACTCCGTGAAGAAAGAGAAAGAAAATATGGAGTAACTCTTATTGGTCAACTTAAAAGACTTCATGAACTTAGTAGAGGTGCAGAAGATCAAGGACAATTTAGCTCTGCGATTAATGCCGAAAAAATTAGATCTGCACTTGGAGGTCTGACTATTGATAGGCGAGAAACTACCCA